TGACCACGCGCACTGTCGTCTGCCGGGTGCCGCAATAGACAACCCGGCCCTCCTGAGCGAGATCACAATCCTCGTCTGCGGCCAGTTCTTCCAGCACTCGGCGTGCGCCCGGTGTCATTCGTCAAGCCTCCTCATCAGGTAGATGGCATGTCGGGGAACTTCTCAACGCGATCCTTCGGCAGAATATCCGAGGTCTGACCGCCGAACCGAGACACGACGAAATAGGTCTCGTGTTCCTGCAAGACCTTCACGCTCTCGTATCCGCCGAAATAGCGTGTCGTGATCCGCCGACATTCGCTCGCCAATTCCATCTACCCCTCCGATCCGTTTGAGGATTGCTGACACTCACCGTGAGATTTTTTCTCCCACTCCCGCACTCTCGCAACGGCCCGCTCGATGTCCCGCCGTAGCCAGCCCGGCCTAAGTTCGATCTTTTTCACGGTCATCGTGAGGCACCTCCGCTGACTTTCGCCTTGCGGCGCTTCTCGCGCCACTCTGCAATCGTTTCGAGCCAAGAATAGCAGGCGACGCACAATCCTATAACAACGGACACCGTGAGGATGATCGCCCAGAACGAAATGAAGATCATGATAGGCCATCCGAGCAGCCAACCGAAAGTCCAGGCTGAGGTCCAGTCGAAGGTTGACCCGACGAACAGCGCATGAAGCATCGCGCCGATGCCTAGGTAAATCGCAAATCCGATAAGCCTCATGTCAGTCACCCGTCGAGATTTGATATGTGAACGTCAGTAGCCGCGACCAGGATTGTCGCAGTAACCGTTGCGGTCATAGTGCTCGTTGAAGCGCCACCACCCGATACGACCGCCATCCTTCACCTCGCGCCACTTGCCCTCGAAAACCTCGATCAGTTTTCCTTGAGCATTATAGACCTTGCCGTTCTTCTCGATTGCGCCTTTCGGCAGTTCGGATGTCGTCATAGTCCGCGCTCCTATCCTGTTGTGATGCGTGATAGTCATTCTGCCGCCTGCAGGGCGGCTGTTTCGGCAAAGCCGCCCCATTGGTCGGCCATAGCATTGGCAATCCCCTGGTACGTGCGACTGCGAAATTTCCACCGATCGGGGCCGGGCGACGCACGATGCACGGCGGACCATGCCTTGTGTTCTGCCGTGCCGGGCTTTGGTGGCGTAAGCCGGTTTGTCTCGACCAGCGGCGGCAAGTTCCTGAGATACAGCCCTGTCGCCTTGAAGGCGGGTTCCCCGAACCACCACGGCTGCACGGTCTGCGCGGCCGGCTGATAGTTCTCAATGCGCGCCTTGGCGTGCTTGTGCATCACCGGGTTTTCGACCGCGATGCGCGGGATCGGTGCGTTCCAGCATTTCGAGAACAGGTCGGCACCGTCGTCCAGTTCCGCCCACATGCTTTCCAGCGTCCGGCCGGGGGGCGGAACGGACAGCCATCTCACGCCCGAATTGCACAGCCGCGTGCAGGGCGGGTGCATCACGGCGAGCAGGTCCCATCCGTCATCAAGGATGTCGCGAATATCGCCTGTGATATGACGGTTGCTGCGGTCTTCTGCGGGGAGAAGGTCGCATGACCACGTGTCATACCCGCGCGCCGCGAAGGCCCGCCGCACCACGCCAGAGGTCTCGCAGCCGACCATGACGCGCATCAATTCGCCCCGCTATCTGCCTGCTGATGTGAACGCTCGCTGTCGATAAAGGCGATTAAATCGCGCGCGGCTGATACCTGCGCCACCTTGCTGTGCGCGAAGCCGCTGCATCCTATCGTCCCGAGTGCGCAGCGGGCGCGGCGCGCCCGATGGAGCCGGCAAAATCCCATTTTCGGGCGGGCGCGCGCCAGCCAGCGGTCGAAACTCTCCAAAGCGTTCCAGCCAGTTTTCTTGCCCATCGTGATCCTACCTCTCCGGCGCCGCGTGATAGCGGCTCATCACCACCAGCGTGCAACGCTCCTGTTCGCCGGCGATCGACACCCGGTTTTTTTTCGCGTCCGTCACCATCACGCCGGGCACCGGGCATTGCCGCAGCGCGTCCTTCCAGCCGCCATGCTGCCAGGGCGTGCCGCGAAACAGCTTGCGCACCTGGGGATGATCGTTCGGGATCGCCAGCGCAAAGCCTTCATCGGTGCCGTTGACTTCGCCGGGGATCAGCAGGCCGATCCCGGTGAGCGCCAGGTCGCGGCGCGCGTCGGGAATGGTATAGCCCGGCTCGCCCACCTTGTTTTCGTCGCGCGCCAGATCCTCCAGCACCTTGCCGATCGTGGTGCGATGCCCGTTGCGGAATTGCTCGACCTGCGAGGTGAGCAACCACTTGAGGCATTTGCGCCAGTTCGGCAGGGCGTCCTCGATCTCCGGCAAGGCGTCGGCGGACAGATGCATCGCCCACCATTCCGCGTTGTCGGAGAGTTTCACGTCCAGATCCTCGGCCAGTTCCGGGCCGAGCAGGATCTCCGCACAGGCCAGGAGCGTGCCGTAGGTGTCCTGACCGCGCTTGTCGTGATTGCCGGTTTTGAGCGCCTCCTGAAACCGCTCCAGCACAACATGGAAGCGCGGCCATTCGTGCATCAGCCGGCCGAGCAGGATCCGCCCCCAGGTCTGGCGCATGTGTTCGTATTGTTCGGCCGAGATCGGCGCTTTCAGGCTGCGATCGTTCGGGCCGAGCCGCAGGATGGCGACGCGGGAGAGATCCTGCGCCTCGGTGAGCGGATTGTTGATCGCCGAAAACAGGAAGGCCGAGCGCATCTGATACTCGATGCCGTGTTCGGCGCCCGACGCGGATCCGCGCCGCGAGATCGCGCCCGACGACGCGGCGCGCATCAGGTTGGTGAGCGCCTTGTTCTTGCTGTCGTAGCCGTCCGATGACGGTTCGAGCTCGTCCACAGCCACCGGCCGGGCATCGTGCTGCATCTTCTGATAGACGCCGGCGGCCGAGGTGTCGGCCGAGTGAAACAAGGCCGCGCCGAACAGATCCTTGAGGCCGTCCTGCAGGGTGGATTTGCCGGTGCCCTTGTCGCCGATCAGGCACACCGCCGATCGCCATTTCAGCGCGCCGCCATAGAACGCGACGCCGAGCCAGCCGAGCAGCAGCAGCGGGTCGATCTCGGGCCGGCCCCAATTCCACTTTCTGAAAATTTTCAGCAGTTCGCCGGACGGATTGATGTCGGGCGTGATCTTTTCCGTCCAGGGCGCGGGCAAGGGCGCCATGCGCGGATACAGCAGGCCCTCATGCAGCCCGGTTTCCAGCGCCTTGATGCGGCCGCCTTCGGCGATCCATATCTCCTCGCCGGCGTGATAGACGATCTCGCCGCCTTTCAGCGTCCATGATCCGCGCCCGCGCATCTTGTCGGTCGGCGAAAACAGGCCCTCCTTGGCGCAGGCGAAAAACAGCGCCTGGCGCACGGCGTCGTCCTCGAACGACTTGACCGGCGGGGGCTTCGGCTTCTCGCCATCCTCCACCTTGGGCGCGCGGCCAAAGCGCGGCCAGGCCCATTGCGGATAGTTCGGCGTCTGCGCAAACAGCCCCTGGATCCCGGCATGCGAAAAATCCGACGCGGTCATGATCCGAAACTGGCCGGCGCTGTCGATCAGGTAATAGTTTTCGCCCTCGATGCCGATCGGAATGACCGGGCAGACCGTGTCCTCGCCGGGCGCGCCGCGCGGCAGGCCCAGATGGTTGGGCTCCCACTTGCCCGGCAAAATATCCTTGTTCGGCCCGCGCGGCTCCATCGGGCGCGGGTCGTTGCGCCGGCGCGATTGCCGCGCGAGATCGCGCTGCGCATCGGCGAGCGACTGGACAACGGCGGACTGCCCCTTAGCCATTCAGCGTCTCGTTCAGATCCTTGCCGCCCAATGCCGCGATCTCCACAACCGGCTTGCCGGTATTCGCAAAGTGCGCCTTGCCGCGCTCGAAGGCGCTGACGGCCGCGCGCTTGCCCCAATCGTTCTGCCGCTGGATCATCCACGCCGACACGCAGGGATGATCCGGCACATTGGCAAAGTTCGACAGCGCGACCGCCGCCCAGGAGCGCAGCTGACCTTGCGCGCCCTGCGCCATCGTCAATCCATCCTCGATCCCTTCCGATATCCCGCACGGCTCGGCGAGGCCCTGCCCGGCCGCATCTTCCGGCGTCATGTTGGAGGATCCCCGGCACAGCCGGATCACGCCGCCGCGAAAATCGGGAAAGATCAGTTTTGGCTTCGCCACCGGCGCCTTGCCGCTGCCGTCCGGCAACAGATAGGTCCGGTGCAGCGAGAGGAATTTGCCCCGCCCGTCGCGGATCGCCGCCAGCATCACCGGAAAGTAAGGCCCCTTCGCCACCAGCCGGTCGCCGTCGCGCTTGCGGCCCATCCACCATTCCATGCCCGGATGAAAATGCAGATCCTCCTCAAGATTGGGGATCGCGGCGATGTCGATGCCGCGCACGTCGCGCAGATAGATTTCCGCGATCGTGCCGGCGATCGGCGCCGTCTGCCTGAACAGGTTGAAGTTGGTCTTGCGAAACGTGGCGAGCCGTTCCTCGTGGCTCTCGCGCTTGCCGTTGTCGCGGCGCACGCGCTCCAGCGCGGCCGAGCGCGCGGTGTCCGACAGATAGCCGAGGCCGAGAAAGTCGATCAGCCAGTGCGACGCGCGCGAGAGCGCGTCGCGGCTCTTGAAGTCGCCGCCGCCGGTCAGGCAATAGGCGACCAGATGGACGATGTCGCCCTTCTCCTGGTCGGGATTGGCATATTCGACAAAGCCGCCCCTTTTTGCGCCCCGAAGATAAACCACGAAGGAGCCGGGCCGGGCGTCGTTCCGGGTCGGGTTGCGCGGCGTGTAGATCCCGCCATGGATGCTGCCGCCGGGGCAGATGTCGTGATGCGCCACGATGTCCTCGACGCGCTGCAGCGCATGCGCCTTGATCTCGGGAATGGACAGGCGCTTGCTCATCTTGGCTGCGCCGACGATGCGTATTTCACCGCAGCGGTCCCATCTGCTGGTCGATCTGCACGCGCAGGGTGTCGAGTTTGCGGGCGGCGCGGCGCAGGCCGTTGCGGCCGGCGCGGGAGCGGCCGAACATGAAATGCGTCGCGGCCGCCATCAGGATGGTGAGGACATCGCGGATCGCAAGCGCCAGCTTGTGGTTGTAATCGTCGGCCATCGGATGCCTCAGTTCGGACGGATGATGTTGCCGGCCTTTTGCTGCAGCATCGGCCGCGCCTGGCCGTTGATGTGTTTGAGGATGTGGTCGAGGAATTCGACGCGGCGCTGGCGCTTCACGGTCTGCCGCACGGTCTGCGCCGTGATCTGCGCCAGCGCGTTCGCCATGCCCTCGAATGTGTCGATCGGCGATCGCTGCAGGCGCGCCTCGGCCTCCATGTAGTCGATGAAGGGCGGCGCCAGCGCCAGCATGGCGCGGGCATAGGCGCCCTCGCTGTCGTGGCGCATGGCGTCGAGCACCAGGCCCGGCCGGATCTTGTTGAATTCCTCGCGCAAGGATCCGCTCATCATCCCCTCCCCGTCAACAGGTCCGCGGATTTTGCGATCAGCGCCGCAATCGCGATGTCGCTCTCGCGCAGATCCTCCACCTGGTCGCGCGCCTGTTTCACGTTCTGGCGCGAGCATCCGATGGCGCGCCCGAGCGCGGCGTTGCTGTCGATCGCGAGTTCCACGGCGGTGATGTAGATGGCCAGCCGCCGCAGCCGCGCCGCGCGCAGCCAGTCCGGCACATGCGGCTTCTCGCTGGAGAAATCCTGCGCCAGCATCAGTTCGGGGTCGGCGCCGGTTTCGGTCGCCAGCATGACCATGAGCGCGCGATAGAACGCCACGATCGCCTCCGGCTTCGGCTTCGCCTTCACGCCCTCGATCACGGCATTCAGCTTGCGCAGCGTCTCGTCCTTCGGCGCACGCAGGCCGCGCCGCAGGTCCGACCAGGTCGAACGATGCACGCCGGATCCGCGCAGCAAGGCGCCGTGCGATATCCGCTTGTCGCGGCGGGCGCGTTCGATGGCGCGCACGCGCGCGTCGGGAATGGCGGCGAGATCGTCCTCGCTCGCCGGCGGGGATTGTGCGATGGCGATGGAATGCACGGCCAGCATGGCGCCTATCCTGCTTTCGGCGGATCGCGCCGCGCCGGCACAAGATCGTAGCCGAGTTCGTCGGCCATCAGATGCGCGATAATGCGCTTGTCGTCGTCGCAGAGTTGCATCAACGCGGCCGTGATGTCGGCGAGATCCTGCGCGCGACAGCGGCGACGGGCGTGTGGCAACTGGCGAAGGCCGCCCGCCGGGTCGGATACAAGTTTCATGCCGGGCGCGGGCGTGAAGCGCAGGATGCGGCCGGTCGGCAGGTTGATGACATTGTCGGCGCTCATGCGACGCCTTCTTTGGTTTCGTAGTTCAGCGCCTCGTAGGCATCGGCCTGCGCCAGCGTGACGAAGGGAAGCGCGGCCTGCTCCCAATCGGCCACGACGAAAGGATCGGACGGGCTTTCGCGCTTCTGCAGGATGACCAGCAGGCAGGCGGCGAGAATGGCCGGCGCGCCGGCAAGAAACTGCCCCCGGCCGGAGGGGTCGTGCTGGCCGGCCAGCTGCATTTCATCGCGCATGGCCTCGATGCGGGCGCGCCACGCCTGGCCGCACTTGTGCCGCTCGATGACCAGCATCCGGCCGGTGTCCGCCAGGTCCAGAATGATCGCCGACGCCTTGCGGTGCGCGCTCATGCGTCAGCCCCGTTGCCGCCAATGCAGCACCACGATCGCGACGCCGTTGAAGATGCCGGACGATTGCAGCACCACGGCGCGCTGCGGATGGCGCGCGCTCCATTGCTCGATCTCGCGCGCGATGTCGCGCTTGACGCTGTCGGGCCATGTGTCGAAGCGCAGCGTCAGACCGTCCTGCTTGGCCTCGTATTCGTTCAGCGCGCGGTTGATCTCGGTCGAGCCGCAGGCCGAAAGGTCGAGGCTGTCGATCAGGAAGGCCGGCGCGGTGCGGTCGGCGGATGATGTGTCGCTCATGATGCTGTCCATGAAAACGCAGCCGGCGGCGGATTCGCCGCCGCCGGCTGCAAGGCGCCTGTCTCTTGGGAGGTACGCACAACGCCACACGCGACGCGCAATTCCGTCTTGACCAGCGGCCCGCGCGCAGGCGCCGGACGCGCGGTGAGAAAGCCGAGCAGCGCGCCAATGATCGTGCCGGTGGCGGCGGCGAGCAGCACGGCATGCCAGAGATAGGCGGCGCGCCAGCCGGTGCGGAAATGCGGCAACCGCGTCTCGAAGCCGATGGGCTCCAGATCCCGCGTCATGCCGCCGTCTCCGTGCGCGCCGGCACGCCATGCACCGCCAGCAGGTGGTCGCGTTGCGCGATTTCCTGCGCCGTCACGAATGCCTCGATCCGGTCGAGGGTCGCGGCGCGCGGCTCGGAGCGGCCGGTCAGCGCGCGGCTGATCGTCATGGCGTTGAGGCCGGTCCCCTTGATGATTTCCTCGTATTTGAGCCGGAGCTCGCGCACCCGCGCGGCCAGCTTTTCCACCCTGGAGCCGCTATTCGGTCCTGCACTGACAATGGACATGGTCGCCTATCCGTGCCTTAATGTGAAACTTTTCAAAGTACGATCTGATTTGCGGCAGGCTGGCAAGTGAAATGTTTAGTGGTGTATCCCCCTCTCTGCCCCTGCATATAGCGGTCTGCAACGTCGCAGACCGGGGCCGCAAACTGTCGAAAATCAGCGCAAAATCAGACGCCAAGCGCGAATTGAACGCGCTGCATCGGGCCTGGCTGCTGGCGCTGGTGAAGGCGACGGGCCGAAAGTTATCCCGCCTCGCGGCCGATGCCGGCCTGTCGGAAAGCGCGCTCACGCGCATCGTCAACGATGAAAACTATACCGGCGTCCTCTCGCCGCTGACCATCAACCGCCTGGTCGCGAAGTTTCCGCTGCCCGGCCCGGATGCCTGGACGCCGGGCACGCCGCTGCTCGGGACCGGCGCGGAAGCCGTGCGGCTCGCCGACGACGATGCCGAGGCGGCGGGTTGCTGCAGCGGCCTGCGCAGCCGCATTCCCGCGATCGAGATCTGGCGCATGCAGGGCCGCGCGCTCGACGCGATCGGCTACATGCCGGGCGATCTGCTGGCGGTGTATCCGGGCGCGGCGCCGGCGGCCGGCGACGTGGTGATGGCGCACCTGTTCGCGCACGGCGCCGATGAGCCCGAGGCGATCCTGCGCGTGCTGGAGCCGCCCTATCTGGTCGCGGCGTCCTTCGATACCGCTTTCCGCAAGCCGCTGCTGGTCGATAACGACCGCGTCATTGTGCGCGGCGTGGTGGTCGCCAGCATGCGCGGCGCGTTCTGATTAACCATTTCAGAAACTTATCCTTAATCGTCTGGAACCTTCGCTCGCTTTGGGGAACCCGAAGCGGTTTCATTGCAAGGCGTGAAAATCTGCAATGGGATGGGAGGCTAAAATGTTCACGGGAGATTATCGCGACAGCCTGTTTGACACCGAAGCGCGCATTCTGGCGGACAGCGGCACCCATGTGGTGGTCGCGCTCCGCATCGACAAAGACCTGCTGCGGCGGAACCTCACCTTCGCCGCCGCCCTGGCCGACACCATCGGCGAGCCGCGCCGCACCGACAAGGCCGCGTGCGCCCTGCGCGGATTCTCCGGTACGGCGGCGGCGCTGTTGCTCCACCCTTTCGTTCTGGCTGCCAATTGGCTGTTGACAGTCCTGCTGCTCGCGTGAGCGGCGACGCGGAAACCTGAATTGTCTCAAGTGTTTCATGTGAAACAACAGTGATAAAAATCATAAAACTTGCACATTAAAACCATTGTGCTAGACCGCTTCTGCGACGGAGCTTTCGACCTCCGGCGCAGGAGCGAAGGCGATGCGGCCGGATCACACATGCAGCGCGGAAAAAACCACTGACGTTGTAGAGGCATCACCCCCGGCCGCATCGCTGCCTGCCTCCCCTCTCTCCGGGCGCAGCCCATCGGCGCAGGCGCTCCTGGCTGTCGGGCGCTTCGATGCCCTTCTTGCCAATGTCTGTTTCAACTGCCGCGTCCAGCCGCCGCGCCCGCCCCGGCACCCTCACCACACCGACCCCGATCTTTGCGAAGCCTGCGACGAAGCGATCGCCGGCGTCGATTTCCTGTTCTGAGGAGCCGAACCATGTCAGCACGCATCGACCTGGCGCCCGGCGACATCTACGCGCTGCAACAGGTCTGCGCGCGCGGCGCGCTTTACCACTTCGGGCATCACTTCGGTGTGCGCGTTCTTGGCCTGCATGGCTATGCCGAAATGGCGCACATGGTTTCACAGCGCGCGGTCATGCGCCTGCATCGGCATGGCCTGGTGAACCTGCGCGCGCTCACCGGCATCCCCGGCTGCGCCGGCGTCGCCGAACCGACCGCGAGCGGCAACTTCGCGGCCACGCAATTCGGGACGATCCGCGATGCCTAGCGGCCGGCACGAGCGCAAGACCTATTCGCTCGCCGACATCGCGCGCGAGCTCGGCCACAGGCCGGCCTGGATCTATCGCAACGAACGCTGGCGCCAGCTGATCGCGGACGACGACATGCCGGAGCCGATCGTCGGCACCGGCCGTCCGCGCTTTCACAAGCCGACGATGGATGCCTGGCTCGGCCGCCATCATCCCAACGCACCACGGATGCGCGCCGCCAACGACACCGCGCCGGTCGCGCAGCCGGCGAGCGATGGCGAGTGGCAGGAACATTTCGCGCGGGTTTACGGGAGACAGAGCGCATGAGCGATACGGAAGTTTTGATGACGGAAATTCTCGCTGAACTTGAGCGCGCCCGCGCCAAATTTCCCGGCGACAACGTGACGATGCTGGCCTTGATGGAGGAGGTCGGCGAATTGGCGAAGGCGACATTCGAGGAACCAGCTGCCAGCGTCCGCAAGGAGGCCGTGCAGGTTGCCGTCATGGCGATGCGCGTTGTCCTCGACGGAGACGCAACGCTGACAGCATGGCGGACAAGCAAAAATCTGGATGCGCTCGCCCGTTCATCTGCCCGGCCCGCAGACCAGCCGAAGGACGCAGAAGAACAAATTTGCCTTCGGTTGGACGAGCAACGATGGAAGGACAGGACGTGAGCAACGCCCCGGCTGCAATTCTGCTGATCCTGACCCTTTGCGCCGCCCTGGCCGGCGGCGTCATCACCCGCCGCATGCACCGCCGGCGCATCTGGCCGAACGGCGCCCATTGGGGTTAATCTGACGACGCGCGGCCGCACCCGCGCTGATGGAAACAAGATGGCGAACGCAAAACTTCCACCCTTCATCACCTGGCGCAAAGGCCGCCCGCGTTTCATTCCCGGCGCGGGCGAGCGCGATCTCGGTTTCCGGGGCGAGGATCTGCGCCACCGCGACCGCGCCGGCGCGCCGTGGCTCTCCTTCGAGGAGGCATGCGCCTGGGGCGCGGCGCGGCATGCCGAGATCCTGGCCGCGCGCGCGGCCGGTCGGCGGCGGAAGGGCGCAACGGCCGCGCGCCGGATCATGACGCTGGAGGATCTTCTGCGCGACTGGCTTTCAAGCGACGCCTTCAAGGCGATCCCCTCGCCGCGCACGCGCGAGGGCTACCGCAAGCAGGTCGATGCCATCCTGCTGAAACCGCAGACGCGCGATGATCGCCGCGCCGGCCGCGCGCGCGAGCGCGAGAGTTTTGCCGCCATGCCGGTGACGGCGATCGAGCCGCCGGAGGCGAACGGCTTCATCGAATACCAGATCCGCACGCGCGGGCTCTATATGGGCCGCGCGAGCCGCGCGGTGCTGGTGCAAGCCTTCCGGTGGGGCCGCACATCGACCAGCTGGCGGCTGAAACAGAACCCGTTCGCCGGCCTGCGCTTCAAAAAGCCGGACGGCCGGATCGTGATCTGGAGCGACGCCGAAATCCGGCAACTCGTTGACGCCGCCGACGCGCTCGGTCTCGCCTCGGTCGGCGACAGCATCCTGCTCGGCCTGTTCACCGGCCAGCGCCAGGGCGACCGTCTCAGCCTGTGCGATGACGGGCTGATCGACGGCCGCCGGCAATTCCGGCAATCGAAAACCGGCGCCATCGTGGCGATCCCCGAAACGCCGCGCCTGCGCGAGCGGCTGGAACAGGCCAGGGCGCGCGTGCGCGTGGTCATGCTGAAATTCGGCACGCGGCCCGACACCATCGTGGTGTTCGAGAATACCGGGCGCGACTATCGGCCCGATACCTACCGGCACAATTTCGAGACGGTGCGCGCGGCGGCGAGCCTCGGCATGGTCGAGATCGACGGCAGGGTGACGATCGCCGATCCGAAGATCCTGGGCGCCGACTTCGCGCATCGCCTGCACAACCGCATGACCTGGCTGCTGCAGCCGATGCCGTCCTGCGCGGACAAGCGCGACCAGGACTTGCGCGACACATCGGTCACATGGCTGGCGCGAGCCAGCTGCACGGTGCCGGAAATCGCCGCCATCACCGGGCACGAGCCGAAGTCGATCTATAACATTCTCACGCACTATCTGGCGATCACGCCCGAGCTCGCGGACGCCGCGATCGGCAAGCTGGTGACATGGATGGACCGGGAAGGGATCACGGTATGAGAAAATTAAAAAGCGTGCCGGTCGCCATGTATCTTGCGGCCGCCGAGGACGTGACGCGCGCGCGCTATCAGGGCATTGCCGTTGCGCTCGCGGCCCTCAACCGGCTGCACGGCGAACCGACGATGGTGTGCGACGTGCTGCGGAGCCTGGGTATCACGCTCGCTGACATCAAACACAACGGCGTCGAAGCCTACGATCTCGCTGAAATCCGCAAGTGCCTGATGCAAGGCGATCGAAGCGATCGCGCGCAGGCGATGGCGATCGCGGAGCCCGCCAGATATGGACGATCGCCGCTTCGCGCCGCGCTTCCACATGCTCGCACCGAGAATGCCAAACGGCGGCGCAAGCTGGTGACGTAGATGAATAGGGAAGGGATCACGGTATGAGCGCCGGACAGGCAAGAATAGCGATTGGCGGCCGGCGACAAGGCAAGACGATCGAGCGCCAGGTCGAGATCTGGAACGCCGCGATCGAGGCCGCCGCGCAGGACACGGAAGCTGTCGCGGACCAATACGCCGGAGACAAAGAGGATCCGGGCGCGGCGCGGGTTTGCGACATCATGCGTGGTCGCGCCGACAGCATCAGGCTGTTGAAAAAGCGGAGGCCGGCATGAACGGCCGCATCGCCAACCTTCACACGGTTTTTGTGCTGGACGGCGGGCTGTGCGTGCGCTGCAACGGCTGCGGCAAGCGCAACGTGCTGACCGCGCAGCAGGTCGGCGCCCACATGGGCAACATGACACAGGTGCGGGATCTGCGGCTGGTCTGCTCGGCCTGCGGCTCGCGCGACATCGACCGCTGCGTCGCGCCCTCGCGCGACGCCGCCGCCCGTTTCATGGACGGCGTTGACATCCAGAGCGCGGTGGCGGTGTGA